GTATGGTCGCCCTCACGTTGTTGTACAGACATTCGATGATAAGTTTTTATTAGTTGGTGCTGAAAACGGTGCTGATGTTACTGGTGGTACTGCGGTTACTGGTACTGCTATGGGTGATTTAAACGGATATACACTTACGCTAACTGCTAACGAACTTCGTATGCCTTCATTTATTGATGGCGGTACTGATGCTGACCCATTTGCAGGTATGTCTAGTGCTACTGACACAGAATCTACTCAAAGAGACCCTTCGTAAATTTAATAGGGGTATGAATCTAATAGGGGGTGTTTTGCACTCCCTATTTTTTTATGTAATGAAAACAAATTGTTGTATTTTTGTTACTTTGATATGCACTTATTAACGACATCAGTAGCGGCACAACAGTTAAAGATAGTACCTAGACAAGATGCCAGCTCTGTTACTCTTGAGCTGACAGATAAAACGCAATTTACTACATCTACTGTATCTGTATCTAAAACATCATCTGAACCTTTTATGATACTATCAGGCTCTTTTTCTCTTATAGAAAATAGGTCTTACTCATTTGAAGTAAAAAATGGTAGTGAGGTTATATATAGAGGACTTATATTCTGTACAGACCAAACTGACGGAGAGAAGTTCTTTGTTCAGGATGGCGAATATACATCCGAAACAAGTTATGATAATGAATATGTAATTATATAATGCATATAGTAACAACATCTATTAACTCGCAAACTATTCGTTTTATACCAAGACGGCAGAATGTTAGCACTGTTACTGTCCGAATATATGATAAATCATCTAGAAGAGAGATTAATTACAAATCCGATTACTTCTGGAATTTAACTGATGTTCTATACAATAATGCGAATCAAAACTGGAATGAAGACCCTCAAGTCATATTTAATTATGGCGACCCATTCTCCACAGTATCAGGTAAATTCACCTTTAGGGAAAACGAATACTATGGTATTAAGTTAATTGATAGTAGTGGAGAGTTATACAAAGGAGTATTATTTTGTACCGACCAGACGGACTACGATAAGTTTGATGTACACAAAGACGATTATGTAGTTGAACAAAGCTACGACAATGAATATATAACAGTATGAGTAAGTCAAGAAGAAATACAAACACAAGGGTAAAACCTAAGGTGAAGGATGGAAAGATACATATTGTGAACCTTGAGTCTTATTCACGCCCTGATATTAAGGAGTACAGTAATCAAGACTGGGTTTCTTACGGCGATGACAACAATTACTTTGAGTACCTAATTGATAGGTACAATGGTTCACCAACAAATAACGCTGCAATAAATGGTATTGCAGAAATGATTTATGGTAAAGGTCTTGACGCTACTGATGGAGATGAAAATCAAAGTCAGTATGACGATATGAAAGAACTCTTTACTAAGGATTGTATGAAGAAGATATGCTACGACTACAAAATGATGGGTCAATCTGCACTTCAAATTATATATACTAAAGATAGAAAGAAGATAGCTCAGGTTGAACATATGCCTGTAGAAACTCTTAGAGCGGAGAAGTGTAATTCAAAAGGAGAGATAGAGGCTTACTTTTATCATTCTAATTGGTCTGAATATAAACAATCTGACAAGTTAAAAAGAATACCTGCATTTGGTTTCTCTAAGTCTCCATTAGAAGTGTTATATATAAAACCTTATAGAGCTGGATATAAATACTATTCTCCAGTGGATTATCAAGGAGGGCTACAGTACGCAGAGCTCGAAGAAGAGATTGCGAACTATCATATAAATAACATCCAGAATGGTCTTGCTCCTTCTATGCTTATTAACTTCAATAATGGAGTTCCGCCAGAAGAGCAAAGAGAAATGATTGAAAGAAGCATCGTAGAGAAGTTTAGTGGTAGTTCTAACGCAGGTAGATTTATATTGGCGTTTAATGACTCAAAAGAACTTGCAGCTACAATAGACCCTGTACAATTATCTGACGCTCACCAGCAGTATCAGTTCTTATCTGATGAATCTATGAGAAAGGTAATGGTATCTCACAGAATAGTATCGCCTATGCTTGTTGGTATAAAAGATAATAGCGGACTTGGAAATAATGCAGAAGAGCTACAAACTGCCTCTGTGCTTATGGATAATACTGTTATTCGCCCTATGCAAGTAACAATCTTAGATGAGTTGGAAAAATTACTTATGTATAACGGAATTGAATTAGATATATATTTCAAGACGTTGCAACCACTTGAGTTTACTGACTTGACAAACGCTATATCTGAGAGTGAAATAGAAAAAGAAACTGGTATTAAAAGAGACCAAGTTGATGAAGAACCTCAAATAGAAGAAGAAGAATAATATGGCAACTGCATTATTTATTAAGAGAGCTGACCTTGTAAAGAACACCGCACTTAATGGTTCGGTGGATACTGATAAGTTTATTCAGTTTATACATATAGCTCAAGAGATTCACGTTAGGAATTTTATGGGTACTGACTTATATGACAAGATTAGTGCTGATATTATCGCAGGAAGTTTAACTGGTGATTATCTATCGCTTGTGAACGATTATATTCAACCTATGCTTATTCATTATGCTATGGCTGAATACTTGCCTTTTGCGGCTTATACTATTGCTAATGGTGGTGTATATAAGCATAACTCTGAGAATAGTACAATCGCTAGTAAGGAAGAGGTTGACTTATTGATAAATAGAGAGCGTGATTATGCAGAATACTACACTCAGAGATTTATAGATTATATGAGTTTTAATGCAGACGACAAGTTCCCAGAGTATTATACGAATAATAATGATGATATTTATCCAGATAAAGACGTATTATTTCACGGATGGAGTCTATAAGTAAGTATAAGCCTAAAGAGGGTAACATAGTAAAGTTAAAAAAGTATTTAAAGAAAAAAGTTAAACAAGTAAAACCAACAGAGAACATTGGCTACACTAAATAACACAAAAATAAAAGACACTTTCAAGGGATTACTAAAGACCCTTGATAATGCTGAGATTACAGGTCAAGTAGAAATTACTGATGGCAATGGTAATCAAACAGGTGTATTCATAAATACTGATGGCTCTATAAAGGTTACTGGCACTGCTGAGTTCGGCTCAATTAAAGATACTGGAGAAGATATTACAATTACTAAGTTTGTAGATGAATCTGACGGAATATCTAACAATGACAACGACAGTTCAATACCCACTTCAGCAGCAGTAAAAGATTTTGTTGATACTGGAGTAAATGCAAATGCTGCTAACATAAGCACGAATACATCTAATATAAGCACCAATACAAGCGATATAAGCACGAATACAAGTGCTATTGCTCTCAATACAGCCAAGAACTCTTATCCTTCAGCAGACGCAGCTAAAGTGGCTAATATAAGCATTACACAAGCTGTAGATTTAGATACTCTCGAATCTAATGTGGCGACTAATAATTCAAAGATTAGTTTTGACTCAGCGAGTTCTTCTAAGTTATCTGGAATACAGGCTGGTGCACAAGTAAACGATGTGACTTCTGTAAATGGTCAGACTGGTTCTGTGACGCTTACTTCAAGTAATGTTAATGAAGGTACTAATCTATATTATACGGACTCTCGTGTTGCAGCAAACAGTGCGGTTGCAGCTAACACAGCTAAGACTGGTATAACTGACTCTCAGGCAAGTGCTATAAACGCCAATACATCAAAAGTGGGTATAACAACTCAACAGGCTGATGCTATTGTGGCTAATACTGCTAAGATAAGTTTCGATAGCACCTCCTCAGCTAAATTATCTGGAATAGAGTCTAATGCTGATGTTACAGATTCTACTAACGTAACGTCTTCTCTTGTTTCTGCTACATCAATATCAGATAGTGATAAATCTGCAATAAGAAATAATATAGGAGCTGGAACTGGAACTGGTGCAGTTGATAGCGTAAACACACAAACAGGAGATGTAGTTCTCGATACAGACAATATATCAGAAGGTAGCTCTAATCTTTACTTTACAGATTCTCGAGTATCATCTAATAGTGCAGTGACAGCAAATACTGCAAAAAACTCTTACCCATCAGGAGATGCGACTAAGGTAGGACACATAAGCGTAACACAAGCTGTTGACCTTGACACGATGGAAAGCAATATAGCAACCAATAATGCCAAAATTAGCTTTGATAGTACAAGCTCATCTAAACTCGCAGGTATAGAAACAGGTGCAGATGTAACAGATACAGCCAACGTAACAGCAGCAGGTGCGCTAATGGATTCTGAGGTCGATGCTGATATCAAAACATTATCACTACCTGCAAACACAACCATATCAACCTTTGCAAAAACTATCTTAGATGATGCTGATGCTTCTGCTGTACGCACGACTATTGGTGCAGGTACATCCAACTTAGCTTTAGGTACAAGTTCAACAACAGCTTTAGCAGGGGATACAACTACAATATCATCAAGTCAAGCAAGTGCAATCACAGCTAACACAGCTAAAAATACTTATCCAAGTGCAGACGCTACAAAAGTAGGATTCATCAGCGTTACTCAGGCTGTTGATTTAGACACCTTAGAGAGCGATGTAGCGACTAACAACGCTAAAGTGGGTATAACAACCACCCAAGCTAATAATATCACAGCAAACAACGCTAAAATAAGTTTTGACAGTACCTCATCAACAAAGCTCGGTACTATTGAAGAGAACGCAGATGTTACCGATACTGCAAATGTTACAGCAGCAGGGGCATTGATGGATAGCGAAGTAGATGCAGATATAAAGACTTTAAGTTTACCTGCGAGTACAACTATCAGTACATTTGCTAAAACTTTCCTTGATGATGCAGATGCAGCAGCAGTTAGAACTACAATAGGTGCAGGTACGAGTAGCTTAGTTTTAGGCACATCAGCAGGGACAGCTTTAGAGGGCGACACAACGATACCAACAAACAACAACCAACTTAGTAATGGTGCAGGATACACAACTAATACAGGTACAGTTACAGAGGTTACAGTTGGCACAGGTTTAGATGTTTCAAGTGGAACGTCAACACCTGCAATAAGTTTAGATCTAACTGAAATATCAGTAGGTACAGGCTTAGACACATCAGCAACAGGTATATCATTAGACCTATCAGAGTTTACAGATATGACTGCTGATATGGAAGCAACAGACGAATTTATTGTCCTTGATAGTAGCTCAGAA